TAGGCTCACCATAAAGTGTTATGTTGTAGTTTGGTGTAACAGCATAAGAGGCAGTCCGTGTGCTGACGATCAGACTTTCTGTGTTAAGGGGCGCAATGCAGGTGATAGCTTCGTATGAAACTGCGTAGCTCAGAGCAGATGCACCGTGGTCTTCTTCAACAGATGAAATCTTATTACCATCACTATTTATAGCTATAACAAAATCAAGAGGTCTACCACTTACGCTGTGGTATATTATCTTGCCGTCTGGACTTATAATATAGAGCTTACCGTTGAAAAACATCATTTGCTTTCCAATAGGTACATACTCCCGCTCGACAACCCCGTCGATTGTCGTGCCATGTTCTGCGAACGTACGAGCTTTTCTAACAGTTGCGGTAGCACCTACGGAAGTAGATGAAAAAATAATTAAGTTCGGCTGGTTTACACCGTCTTGCAAAACAACTGCTGAGATAGTCTTAGTCAACATACCAGCACTAGAGTCTAACTCAACTTTGTCTGTATTGTTTTTTGACTTGTAAGTAAACGTACAGCCACCGCTATCCGGTACAGCTTGCACATAAACATATTCTGCAGAGCTATCTAAACGTAGCGATGCGTTTGTACTCTCATCCCAAAGCGTTGCCCACGTAGTGCTAAGTCTATGCTTAAACTTTGCGTTTCCGTTTTGAACCAGAATAATAAAATCACCTAACGAATAAACCGCTTGTATAGGCAGCTCGTTGTAGTCGAGTGTATATGAGAGACTGTTATCGTTATTGCCAAAAGACTGTGTGCTTATGACGGTTTGCTTGCTGTAGTCTTTACCGCTGTTTGTGATCGTAACGCCGTTTACTACGCCACCACTTACTGTGTATGTTCCTGCAAAACCAGAACCTTTGCCAGTAGGGTCAGTCGCTACCAAGTTACCCGCACTATAGCCCGTACCTCCCTTATGTATCGTAATAATATCAATAGTACCTCTTTGCGAATCTATGCCGGTATCTATTTCTTCTGGCCGTTTAATAGGACGCAACTCACCAAACCTATTACGCACATTATAGCCAATACGATACTCGTCATCTCCAATGCGAGAATCATCAACAGCCATGTTCATACCTCCTATGAACGACGTCTGTGGGTAGCGAGCCATGTGAGTTTATCGTGATTGTGTCTTTTGAAGACTACTTTTTGTTCTTGACTTCTTTCTAAATCAGCCTGTCTACGTGCTAAAGAGCGCGATGCTTTACGGTCATGGAGGATTGCTTCTTCTAACTTGCCTTGCTCCTCAAGAAATAACTCCATGCACTTGCTTACGAGGATGTTATCATAACCCGGCGCAGGGAACTCATCGCGGTCGTTACGCATTACAGGCAACGTCTTCTTGTAGAGAACTTGCAAAGTGTGTTGATCGTCTTGTGCTGCTGTAGAACTAAAGGGAAACTCACTAACGTCTACGATTAAATAACGAGATTCTTCTTGTCCCGGTTTTATCTCAGCATAAACGATAGAGTTGTCGGTATAATCTACAAGTTGGGCTAAACCGTGACCGGCAGTTTGTCCAACAGTAAAACTTGTTACTGGATTTGTATGAGAACCTGTTGCAACAAGAGGTCTTGTACGTGAAAAACTCTTTATATCTTTTATAGTTTGGCCGTTATCAGTAAATGAAATAGTTGCATATCCTGTGTTACTTGCAATATTTTTACCAGAAACTCCGTATTTAACTTCTTCATCGTACAGATCATTCATATTAGCAACAATAGATATAGTATCATCGCTAGTATTTGGGCCATACAATATATAAGCCAGTTTGTTTGCGCTTGACGCAACACCTGTGATAGTCGTAGGCAACGAACGTTGTAATGCGCTATAGCCTTTAATACGAAACTTGTTGTGATCTGTCTCCCAACTGTTTTCTCTGTATCGAGCTGTCATAGGCTCGCTTTCCCAAACATCATTACAACCTGACTTCTCACGGATGCCGCGTATCACGTAGACATCTGCTGGCATAGCAATCGTTTTGTCGCCTTGCACGTAAAACTCTGCCTCTTCTAAAGAACCCGGCATATCAGACTGCTCGTAAAGTTCCTGTGCAGCCTCGTTAAGGTAATCAAGCAGCAATGAACGCTGGTTGCTGTCGCTTGGAAGCATACCAACCTTTTTACCAAACCGATCTAATATATACTCTACACTCATCGTTTTACAACAGGAGTAACAGCAGGTTTATCGCGCTTCGTAGGAGGCGCGGTTTCTTTTGTTGTAGTTACTTTTACTGCTGGTGTCATTTTCTTTCTAACTCATACTCAAGTTTGTTTATTGTCTTGAGTGCTTCGCGTGTGAACTCCGGTGCTGCCTGCGCTGCTGCCCGAAATTGTGGATGCGCTATCAGACGTTCGCTGTTTGCTAGCTTCGTCGCCGTGCATCCGCTCGTTAGGAAAACTAAGAGCGTCAGCGATAGCGTCATCAACAAGATCGTCCTTCGCTGTACGCCGTGCCGCAGCCGTATGCTCCTTAGCAACTCCGAACAACTTGTCCAGAATTTGCTGAAGAGCAGGGATGGCTTTGGCAATAGCATACAGGAACTTTATCATCCTCCCCTTCTTCTAGCGTTTTTTCTAGAAGCCTCTCTAGCCTGATTTCTAAAATCGGCATAACCTTGTTCAGTTCCTTTAGTTTCTTCTATTTCTTTTTTGGTAGCTTTCCTGCGTCCCGGCGTAGACGATTTACGCTTAAATAAGTTAGTGAGAGACTTCATAAGGTTTTTACCTGCTTTAGTCTTTAATCCGCTTTCTATAGCTTTCTTACCTATGCCTCTAACAGCGATAGAACCGGGAAAAGCTATTGCAGAGCCTTTTAAAATATTACCGGGCAAAGCTGATAATGGTGGTCTAGCCATGCCTTGTATATTTTTAGGCAACGGTGCTGGCCCACTACTTTTACGCTTTGCGGTAGGTTTATTTTTTGCAACCGGCTTATTTTTTGCTACGCTACCAGCACCTTTTGGCGTACGCAAAGCAGTCCTATTACGACCAGCAGCAGTTGACTTCGGAGTTGCTTTTGGTTTAGCTTTTATACCAAGCCGTTTACGCAGAGACTCAATTTTAGCTTTTGCTTTAGCTGCTGTTGATTTCTTTTTTGTGGCTGCTTTGCGTTTAGCATTTACAGCACGACGACCAACACCAGATCGAGAAATCTCCATCAAACGCTGACCACCTTTTTTACGTTTCATCATTTTATTCTTCTCCGTCTAACTTTTTCTCCACCTTCTTCACGCCATGCCTCACGAAGATAGCAAGCGCAGATGTGATAGCTACGTTAATCGCAGCACCTAGCTCCAGTTCACCCGTTAGATAACCGCTTACAGCACCTATCAAACCAGTAACTCCTGCCCAGAATGTTTTGCTCTTAATCATTTATAACCTTTCATCTTACGCGATGGCTTACGCGCAGTTTTCTTTGCTGCCTTCTTTTTCTTCGACTTCATTGGCTTCATCGGCTTCATGCCTCCGTACATATATCCCGGTGTCATTTTCTTTTCTTTCTTTTTGCAGCAGATACTCGCCTTGGTTTACCAGCAGGTTGGCCTAAACGTTTCTTCTGCGAAATTCTTTTACGCTTTTCAGCAGCAGTCATTTCACTTGCTGTCTTAGGCGTTTTCTTCGTAACTCTTTTCTTTGGCCTACAATATGGTGTACCGCGCTTTTCACCTTTCTTTCTACCACACGGCTTACCAGTTCTAACATCAATCCACTCTTCTTTAAACCAGCGCGTCAGCCCTTGCATTGGTTTAGGCATTTCTCCAACTGCCTCCCATCTTCTTATACTCCTTTGCTGCCCACGCATTTGCGTAAGCACTAGGATACACTTTGAACTTACCTCTAGCTTTCGCCTTTGCCCTAGACCACTTCGCAGGATCTGTAGGCTTTGGCTTTTTACTAGCTTTTTTCTTTACCGCCATCTTACCACTTCTTACACGACCAATAACGCGCAGACAATTTACTAGGTGGACGTTTGTCGCAACCATGTCTCGCTCTAAAATTCTTTCTACGCGCAGGATTGTCTTTTTTTATTTCCATGTTCGCGTCACCGTATCTTATAACTTTTGTCTGACTACCCTGCTTTGCATTAACTACAAACTTTTTCTTACCGTAACCCGGCTCACCTGCTTTAATGCGTCGTGGTTTGTTGTAAGCTGTCGGTATGCCCTTGCGCTTAGCTGCCATTCTTTAAAAGTTGTCTTATCTTTAAACCTATATAAACTAAACTTGCAACCGATATGCCAATTTTTAAAAGTAAATCAATGTTTACTAACCAATTACCAAGGCCAGTTACGCTAGCGATTGCAACTTTAAGATCATCTAAGTTCATTCATTATTTTCTCCTTGATACTCTATATCAAAGAAGGGCGTGTCTATTTCCAAGGAGCCGGGCAATGACTTACAGCCACTCGCCAGCGCGACGATAAAAACCATCGCTCCTATAAAAATTCCTAGCGTTATTTTATTAGTCCTCTCCATTTTCTACTAATTTTACTTTCATTACACCGCCTTCGTCACCTTTCGGCAAGTAGGCTTCGCCGCCGTTAACAGGTAGCCTTTTCTCTACAACAAGAGCTTTTAATTGTTCGTTAGGTACAATCATTTTTGTGTGCCTGTCTGTCATAAAAAACGTAGTAGACGTTAAACCAAGTCGTATAACCCGCGCTTGTCGTCCGCTGATATATAGAATTTCATCGTTATCAAAATCGCTGCCCCAGTAGATCAACAAGCCTTGTGCAAAGTTAAATAAAATGTCCTTAAACAGCAACGCACAAAACGCAGCAACAATCATCCACCCATAGTGTCCGATTGCTTGTTCTGCTACGCGCTCAAGTGCGGCATGATCTAGGACGTTTGTCATTCACCGACTGGCGCACGTTCTAGCCCAAGCTGGGCCAAAGCTAGGTCGCCAACATAAGTCGCATCGTCAACGTCGCTTCCCCAATTGTTCCACGCATCGCCGGTCACGTTCAGCAATCCCGAATAAAGCGGGTTCTGGCCCCACACTTCGTTGCCTTCGCTGTCGGTGATTTTTCCAAATGCGGATACCGCGAATTGCATTCCGAACTCCTGTGCGGAGTTGAGTGTGATTGCGACCTTGCTGGCGTTGAGTGCCTCTGTGGGTACTGTATTTATTTCTATCATTTTATTCCTCGCTGGATTCTTCTGCCTCCGGTTCAGCCGTTAGCGATGCGGTGTAAGCTGCCTTTACCTCGTCAGTAAATAGCTTTTCAGCCAACTCAGCAACCAAGCCAGACTCACCAGAAACGTCATCTATCGGTTGAATATTTCTGACTGACTCCTGCGAATTAATGACATTGCCGTCTTCGCTGATTTCTTCTGCCTCGTTTACGCCCAAAACGTAGTTTGTGTAAACCGTGACCGATTTTAATACTGTATTTTTTTCTAAACTCATCGTTCTAAAATTTATTTTATGCAACTGTCATTCCGGTGCATTTAGCGTTAGCATGACCGCTCGTAACGGTTGCGAAAACTGTGACGCTGTCCATCGCAACTCCGCTACCTTCAGTTAGTGTTACTGTAAATGTCGTTCCGCTCGCGCTCGTTGATGCTGTAATTCCAGTACCTAGCGAAGCGTCCATTTGAGTAATGCCAGATGCGGTTGT